AGTCATCACTTTATCAACTTCCATATGTAAGTATGGTAAAGTATATGTTTGAGATGTCTACTGATTCTGATTTTGAAATGTTGTATGGCAATCTTAAAGCACAGGATACTATAGATTTCTGGAGCACCTCATTCATTCGGGGAACTACTTTAGATAAATCAGTTATCATCGTTGATGAATATCAGAACTTGAATTTCCATGAACTTGATAGTATAATGACAAGAGTTGGGGCAGATTCTAAGATTATGTTCTGTGGTGATGCTACTCAGACTGATTTGGTTAAAGCAAATGAGAAGAATGGAATCGTTGATTTTATGAGAATCTTAAGACTGATGCCTTCTGTGGATGTTATTGAATTTCAAATTGATGACATTATTCGTTCGGGTCTTTGCAAAGAATACTTAATTGCAAAATTAGAAATTGGTTTGTAATTTTAAATAAAAATTGATAGTATATTATGACATTTGATCATTGTAATTTTTTAGGAGAACTTGAGCTTGAAAAACGAGAGACTCCAGGTTGTAGACTTTATCAACTCCCAAATGGTGATTGGGTTCCTTCGATCACTTCAGTTACTAGTTTTTATAATAGAGAGGTTTTCGTTAACTGGAGGAAGCGTGTTGGTGTTGAGGAAGCTAATCGGATCACAAAAAAAGCAACCTCGCGTGGTACAGATTACCATGAAGCAGCGCAAGCCTATTTGATGAATCTTGAGATGGATTGGAATGAATTCCAACCTCTTACTAAGTTTATGTTTCATCATACTAAACCATATCTGGACCGTATAAATAACATACACGCTATAGAAAGAACTTTATATTCAGAATACCTTGGTCTTGCTGGTAGAGTTGATTGTATTGCGGAATATGACGGTGAGTTAGCAGTAATAGATTTTAAAACATCCACAAAAATTAAACCCGAAAAATGGGTAGAGAATTATTTTGTACAAGAAATGTTTTATGCTTCGGCATACTATGAGCTAACAGGTATTCCTGTCAAGAAACTTATCACTCTCATGGTAACACCAGAAGGTGAAGTTAAAGTATTTGACAAAAGGAATAAAGGGGATTATATTAAGTTATTAGTTCGTTATATTAAAAAATTTGTATCTCACAATCTTAGGTCAGAAAATGGAGAATGAACTAGAGAAGGTATTAGAAAAAAAATTTTACTGCCCATCTAGATTTACTCAAGAGATTGAGAATGTTGTTACAAACAATAGTAGTATGTCTTACATAGATGCCGTTGTTTACTTTTGTGAAAAGAACAGCATCGATGTTGAGTCAGTATCTAAACTGATATCAAAACCTCTTAAAGAGAAAATCAAGTATGAAGCTATGGAATTAAATTTTTTAAAGAAAAGTTCTCGTGCTAAATTGCCTTTATAATAATGAATGATGTTTTGGGTATGAAGAAACTTGTGCCTGGTGGTACATGTCCGGTGATGGTTACAAAGATTCCTCCACAGATCCTGAAAGAGATTGATGTATGGGTAAGTGAAAGTAAGAAGTTTAAGAATAGTCCATTAGCAGAACTGAAAGCTCATGAGAATGTAGGATATCAAAATACTCATGGGTCGGGGAAAAAACATAATTCATATCAGTGTTCTATTTCTCCTCATTTAGTTGACAGTTCTTTCTGGTTAGCATGGGTATTGAGATTGTCAGCAAAGTATTGGGGTATGGGAGAATATCATAGGGGTTTTAAATTGAGAAAGTGGGAAGGACATTTTGATGGGTATGATATCTGGACTAACTTTGCATATAAAGGAGATGATAATCCTACACATAACCATGCAGGATTTATTTCAGGTGTGATATATTATAAGAATCATAAGCATCCTACTATATTTGATGAATATAATGTAGCATATGAAGGATTGGATGGAACGATGGTGATGTTCCCTTCTCAGGTATTGCATCATGTTGAACCACAGACTGTGAATAAAGAAAGAATTACTCTTGCATTTAATATAATTAAAGGTCAATCTAAACTTAGTGTTGAACAAAAATGATGATAACTAAATCCGAATTAATGCACCATCGTCTTCAAGCAATATTGAGAGAAGATGATGGTTTAGATATGGAGTATCTTGGTGAGCGTGTAAGCTATAAGACAGGTGAGATGGTTCCTTGGTATCGTTTAGGAAATGCAGAAGTTCCTGTAGATGCTATTGGTGAATTGGAGTGTGTAGACGAAGAGGAGTGAATGGTGCCGTTTGAAGCCTATCGTTGTTATCTGTCTCTGAAGAATCATTTCACAAAACCACATTATGATTACCATAAGTATCGTGGTAAGACCAGAGCAACAGTTAAAGCCTTTTACAAACGGCGGGACAGATTTTGGTTTGAGAAATTTTCAAGACAGAAGACTGATAAAGAAGTAGAAGAGTTTTTTGTATCTAATTTTATTTCATGTGATGATCCAGAGTCTCTTTGGATTGGAGAGATTATTCAGAAAGGAGAGGATAGATATACGTCATGGCAGAAGAGAGTTCAATCATTATCTTATATCTTTAAAGAAGAATCACAACAGTTATTTGATGATAGAAAAGTAGATGAAGTTTTTGATTGTTCTAAAGGTCATCCACCTATCTTAAAGAGTTATCTTGGTGGGAATACCTCACTTGAAACTCTAGTAATATGTGATAGAATATTAGAGTATAGGAAGAACTTTGATAAGAAACTTGATGATCCGGTGTGGCAATCCGTAAGCAAGCGACTGAAAAAATATTCACCTTTCCTAAATATTAATGTACCTAAATTTAAAAAAATCTTGCAAGAGATTGTCCTATGAGCTTTTTTGAATCAGAAGTTGTCCGTGCGGAGCTTGCAGAATTGCAAGAACTCCAGGAAGATGTTTACTCAACCATCTTTAAATTCCCATCCTTATCTAAGGAAGAGAAGATAGATCATGTTGGAGATTTAGAACGTCTATTAGAGAAACAAAAAATTCTTTACACACGTCTAAGTCTTTCTGATGATCCACAGGCAAAATATATGAAGGAGCAGATTGCAAACTCTGCACTACTCATGGGTCTACCTGCAAATGTTGATATGAATATTATATTTAATAATATGACGCAACTGTTAGATCAAATGCGTCAAATGATTGACATGGATAAATTCCCATTGTAAAATTACAAGGTACACACAAGCCAAATCTAATTAATCCGAGGTAATCTAATGTCTTTTGCTAATCTTAAGAAGCAATCGTCTCTTGGCTCTTTGACTGCTAAACTAGTTAAAGAAGTTGAGAAAGTTAATAACAGTGGTGGTAACACTGATGACCGTCTATGGAAACCAGAAGTAGATAAAAGCGGTAATGGTTATGCCGTGCTTCGTTTCCTACCTGCTCCTGATGGAGAAGACCTACCATGGGTAAAACTTTATTCCCATGCATTCCAAGGTCCTGGTGGATGGTATATTGAGAATTCACTTACTACTCTAGGACAGAAAGACCCTGTTACAGAACACAATCGTGAACTGTGGAACAGTGGTAATGAGAAGGACAAAGAAGTTGTTCGTAGGCAGAAGCGTAAGCTGTCTTTCTATGCTAACGTCTATGTCGTAAAAGATCCTACTAATCCTGACAATGAAGGACAAGTGTTCCTTTATAAGTTTGGTAAGAAGATCTTTGATAAGATTATGGATGTAATGCAACCAGAATTTGAGGATGAAACACCAATCAATCCTTTTGATTTCTGGCAGGGTGCAAACTTCAAGTTGAAGATTGTCAAGAAGGATGGTTACTGGAACTATGACAAGTCAGAGTTCGATAAAGTATCACCTCTTCTGGATGATGATGATGCACTAGAAGCACTATGGAAGAAGCAGTATTCTCTTGCTGCTGAGGCTGCTCCTGATCAATTCAAGTCATATGAAGATCTTGAGAAGCGTTTGAAGTATGTTTTAGGTCAAAAGAAAGTACCTGATCGTACTCGTTTTGATGAAGAGCTTGATGATGAGAGTGAAGGTCGTGGTTCATTTACACCACAATTTACTTCTACTAGAGAAGAGCCAGTTGCTAATGCAGTGAGTGTTGCATCTTCAGCGGATGAGGATAATGCTTTGGCTTACTTCCAGAAACTCGCTGAAGAATGAGATATAATTCAATCTGCTTGACATTACTTGTCATTGCAGCTTATATCAATTTGTTTAAGTAGTTAATCTGGAATTATCCGCATTCTTAAGGGTTTTAGATATGAAAGTACTAGAACCCTTTTTATATTTCATAATTTCATCTATATCATCCAAGGCAGTTCCTAAAAATTCTACTTTAAGAAGGTATATATTTCTTTTATCATTTTCAATTTTGTATTCATGGTCCCAATTTGTTACAGGAGTGGAGATATCTCCAGTTTCAATTTGAGAATCACTAAAGGAGTCATAGTATTTGTAAGAATATCCTTTTTTAACGGTAGTGCCAGTGGGGAGTAGAGTTACTCCATTGCTATTTTTAAGTTCAATAGATTCATAATGATGAACTCCATTGTATAACCAATCATATTCTGATGTATAACCTGATGGGTAATTGGAATATTTGTCAAGGAGATATGAATCCCATGCAGTTTGTTGCATTGGCCATTCTGTTTGTATGTTAATAATATTATTTGCTAATAAGACCATCCAATCAAGAGATGAGTCGTCATAAAATTTGTGAGCAACATTATCGGGTCTATCATCACCAATGATTTTATACTTTGTAAAGTATACAATATCTTCAAATATATCTTCTCTAAGTTTTACTCTTTTGAAAAAGTTTTTTACCTCAACGTAGTCACCAATTTGTGCATTTTTAAATTGACTGATGTAATTAAAATTTGGAACTTGATTAAAATATGGAAATGTCATCTTAGTATCCTATAGCCATTTCTGATGAGTTGTTGGTATCATTATCAAGTTGTTTATAATCACTATCGAATATAGGTTCTAATTCTTGGAACGCTAATTGCATTTGATATCTAGTCATAGCTCCATCATGGAAGGTTGAGTATTGTCCATCGGGTGTGTAAGACATATTCATTCCTGTTAGAGCACACTCTTTGAAACTATTTAACCACTTATGGTCTTCAGTTTTATGCATGTATGTAAGCATAAAAGTATGTGGAGCTTTAATAAACATAAATGATTTGCTCTTCTTTGGAGCCATACTTTGCTTAAGAATTCTTACTATTTGTTTAATGATTTTTGCTTCACTTGCACTTCTTGCTGACATAAAATAAGTGAAAGTAAAACTTCTTATTTGTGGTCCATCAAATAATAATTCCATATTATTATTGAGCACTAAACCTGACCTTTTCAATTTACTAGCACCCGTAATATTAGTTGCTATCCAATCTTGTAATGCTGCTTGTGATGCTGGATCTGCTGCTAGTTTTCCTATTTCGGATGTGTCCAACTCTCCATCGCCTAGCATCTGATTAATTAGGTCATTGCCTGCCTGTTGAAGTATATTAGCGTTTCCATCTCCCCATCCAACTTGATTTGAGTCTGCAATACCTGAAGGTATTGGAAGAAAAATCTTTGCGATAGGTGATCTATCTTTATAAAAGGATGCATCCCTAGTATCCTGTATACCTTTATACTCTCTTGGTTTATATTCTAGTACTTCAATCTGTAATATGTCTTGAAATTCTGGGTTAAGATTTTCTGGGTATCTGATTCCATCTGATGCATTGCCATATCCATTTCTTTGTTGAGCACCTGCTCTTTGTCCTTCTAAAGTTGCCTCCCAATTATCTTGGATTTGATCCTCTGGGGTTAATTTATCAGCAGTTCTGGTACTTTCATCATTTGGATTTTGGGTAGCATTGTTTTGTTCACCATTTACAATTGCTTTGGTATCAACTGGAGGAATTTTGTGTCCATCAGGTCCTCTATACTTGGCAAGAGCTTGAGTGTTTTGACTTTTTATATTGGTGTTTATTTGTGAATTTGGTGTCTGTAAAGATTTTTGTAGGTCTGCTCCTGCTACACCTGCCATTTGACCAGATGAATCATTTGGATCATAAAAAGCATATGTTTTCCCTCCATCATTAGAGATGGCTGCTTTTTGATATGTGCCGTTCTTAACTATCCATAGTTGTTGATGAGATTTTCCTGTGTATTGGCCTGATCCATCTCTTTCTGGTATGATAACTGTTCTGTGGTAAATATCTGTTCCACCATCCACAGATGGTACTTGACGACGAGTCCCCTCTTTAGATGAACCCACCCATCTCATGGTTTGTTGACCACCAACTTTACTTCTAGATTGGTCACCACAAATTGCACCTTCTGGGCATGTAAAGTCGGTTTGAAATAGTGACATTAGATTATATTTTTAGTTATTTATTAAGTATTGAGCATAAGGTAGTGATCTCACGGACATAATCTCATCAGTGTTAATGATATGTAAGTAACCTTGAATCTCTTCCCAGGTATAGTTCCTTGGTTCACCCCAGTGAAAGTTAAGTCCTCTGAATCCCCACCTAAAGATTTCAAGACATGCAACTAATGGATACTGATCATAATATAAGTTTGGTGTCTTAGGACTATAGACAAAGGTATAATACTTTCCTACTTCAGGAGTTACTTCAGTCTCCGTAAATGTCTCCATGATATTCATCATAATATCATCAGGACTTTCAATACCAACTAGTGAATCCTTTAACAGTAAACCTCTGTCTTCCATTACCTGATTCCTAATTCCTGTTCAGTAATGATTTTAAATTCTATTCTTCTATCTTTACAATATTCTGATGCTGCTTTCCATTTAGCCTGATTGACTGCATAGGTACTCATCTCATACAAGTATCCTTTAGTTACTCTTTTCTTTTTCTTTGGTGGTGCAGTTTGTTTCTTGGGTTTAACTTCAATGATATATGTCTTTACTTGACCAGAATTTTCTTTAATTTTAAATATAAAGTCTGGATAATACTTATGAACGCGATTATCTACTGGTGAGAGATATGGTATAGAAAGTTCTTCACTTCCCCATTGAATAACATTTTCATTTAGATCACACCATTGACAAAATTTTCTTTCCCAACTACTGCGACATATAATATTGCCTGAATTGCCTGCATATTTCACAGGAAATTCTGGTTTATATCTACTTTTTATACTTTCTCCCATGTATCTTATATACATAGTAATACAAGTTTATATATTTATATAAAATGGCTCTCGCTGCTGATTCTGTTCTAAAATACTTTAATGCAGGTGCTGAATTGATAAGTTCAGGTAAAGAGAGTACTCCTAGTTCTGGTGTAAAGCATTTTAATGATATTGCGGCTAAGATTCTCCAACCATCATTAACATCTCAATTTGTAGTTTCAATTACTGAACCTACTGGTGAGGATTGGGGTCAAGCAAAAAAAGATGCTGGATTAAATTATAATAGTGGAGCACAAGAGACACTTTATCTTCTTTGTTCAGAAACAGTTTTGCCAGGATCAAGTCTTGCAACACATACGATAACTAGTGATTTCACAGGTGTTACAGAACAGCATGCCTATAGAAGAGTGTATGATAATAAAATA